TCACTCTACTTTGCATTGTTCTTCATCTTCATTGCTGCTATTCTTATTTCATGTTCAGAGGGGCGGATGGTCCGTTCCGGGAAGGTGAGTTGAGATGACCACTAAGGATTACTCGACGGGTTCTTTGATTCTTCGTTTGAATGCTTTGCGGCAACCTCTTACTATTAGGGGTATGATGGTGTGGCAAGATATCTTTTGGAGCGACACTTGTCTTTGCGACGTTCAGTACATAACCGGCTGTTGGTTTATTGATGGTCGCGAGGTTATGTCAAGTGACGTTGACGATCTTGTTACTAGGATGGAGGGTATGGAGGAATGATGGATTCTCCGTCACGTTCGTTGATTATTCGCCTGAACGCTTTGCGGAAACCCTAATTATTAGGGGTACGATGGTATGGCCCCACATTTCTCGCTATGAGATTCAATACATGGACGGCTATTGGTTTATTGAAGGTCGTGAGGTTACGTTGAGTGATGTTGACAAGGTTGTTAGTAGAATGGAGGAACACAAATGAAGAGTAAGCTAGCTGAAGCGTTGGAGAAGTATTCAACACATGAGTACTACCTCCCCATTCTTCAGGCGGAGATTAAGGTTGACGACGAGGATGTTATTTATTATAATAATTTCAGGGTCACTGAGAAGGCTCTCGACGCGGCGCTTCAGCTTGAAGCGGTCCTTGAAGTAGAAAAGAGTATGGACAATGCTTAAAGAGTGTGTCAAGATAGTTGCTATTCTCATGAATTCCTTTCCTGAATCGCATATCATCGTAGAAAACTCCGACTTTAATCTTTCATATAAAGGCGGGAAGTATTCGCTCACAACCAAAAGAGGTGTAGCACGATCAGCAAAATTTTACCGTTCCATTCTGAATATTATTGACGAGGAGCTCTTCAGTGGAAACCCGAAAATACCTTCTCGAAGGTGAGGAATATTCCTTCACATTCCTAAAGCGGCAAGCCGTCACTATCATTACTTTCCACTGCCCCACCCCGCACACTATACGCATCACGAAGCATGGGAATGCGGTGACTGGCGTACTGGAGATGGACAGAATCTTTCAGTGCTCGGTTGTTATTAATGACCCGTTCATGAAGGGAGACGATATTATTGAAAAGGTATTCCGTGATCTTTGTTGGGTTTACCTAGAGACCATTCCGGTTCGAGTTGACGAACCAAAAGATGTTGACGAAAACATGAACACGGGCTATCTTTTCTGATATGGGCATCTACATATCAACTCTAGAAGACACTGAAGTCGAAGTCCTCAAGGAGGAGATCGACACTAATCGATCAACAACGTCACCATCGGGCGATAAGAGGGTTGTTAAGACCATTGATCTTCAATGGCAAACAACTATTAGGCAGGTAGATGACGTTGATCCCGATAGGCTTCAGTCAACGATCCAGCGCTACACCGCTGATGTTCACTACATTCGCGGTAGGGGTACAATCGATATCTACGAAGGTGAGACAGAGAACAAACTATCAACACACAGCATTTCACTAAGTAACATTCCGAAACCTGAATACATCGAATACCTAGCAGTCCTGATGTGTGTGGTACACTCAGGACACACGCCAACAAGCGTGTACTTCGAACAACATGAAAGGATCATCTCCGATGGCATCGAACGAGATCTCATCCGTTAACGTGGCCGCCAACCTTCAGGCCAGCGGCTTCTACAGCACCATCAAGGGCACCACCCTCGAGGACAAGAAGACTGTCTACCAGGCCGTCAACGGCTCCGACTCCGTCGCCGACCTTGTCGGCAGCGTCGTTGGACTCAAGCACATCATCGTTCAGGAAGTCGAGATCACAAGCGAGGACAATGAGGTCATCACTGTCCCCCGCACCACTCTCGTCCTCGACGATGGCAAGGTCTACTCCGCCACTTCCAAGGGCCTACTCAACAGCGTGAGGAACATCATCTCCATCTTCGGAGACCCGAACGAGTGGGAGCAGCCCCTCACCGTCAAGGTGGTCGAGAAGGGCACTAAGATGCGCCGCTTCTACTCCCTTGAGGTTGCCTGACCTAGCCTAGAATACAGAGAAGCTCCTCCGCCCTCTCCATACGGAGGGGCGGAGGAGCTTTCATGTCCGGTAACCCATCACTTGGAGACCTGCGCCTTAGGGCCCTCAAAGCTGAGGCCCGCGCCACACGCAAGGTCCGCCTCATCAAGCAGGGCACCTACAATCCCCGCGCGGGCGGCCTGCTCACTGACCTGAACAATGGATTGTTCGGCGTCGATATTGCTGGCACAGAATATGATGTGCGCAAGGGCGAGGCACGCATCAATCGCATGACGACGGCGCAGGTGAAGCGCCACCTCGAACGCCTTGATAAGTTTCTCTACCAAGGCACCACATATTACGCGGGAGCTCGAGGGAATATTATTAGCGGTGACGCCATGCGCGCCGTGCGCCGCGAGTACAAGCGCGATAACGAGCGCAAGCGTGAGTACAAAAAATCGGTTGCAGGAACCTTCATCCCATGGGTTGGCATCACAGCGAAAGAGTATGACGAGGATTGGCGCGTCAAGAAGGCCTACCTGGAATCCGGTAGTGCCGAATCCTTGGTTGAGTATCGCCTTCCTACTCCGCGACGCTTCAGCTCCGACGAGGGTGCATACACTATTGCCAAGAGTATGAATGAGCGCCAGACGACTCGAGGACGCAATAAGGCGATCTCTCAAGCGCGTCAGAATATCTCAGACATGATTGATGAGGTCGGCGATGATCGGCTGCGCAGGGTTCTCGACCTCCCGGACGATAAGCTCTGGTTCATGTGGAGTAATGATGATTACTTCGCAGACCGCCTCTCCCGCCTTTACTGGGCGATCCACAACCAGGATAACGACAAGATCGGTAAGCGCGCGATTGCCGCGATACTTGATGACTATGATGAAAAAATCTTCACCCTCCTTGGTATGATCGATGAAGCCGAAAACCTCGAAATCAAGCCGGAAAAGACAGGCAAAAAGCTCCGTCGCCGTAAGAAGCGCTGACTTCGAGACGACCACGGATGAGAATGACTGCCGAGTATGGGCGTGGGCATCGGTGAACATTCACGACCTCAAGGACCTCAAGCGCGGCACCGATATCGGTTCATTCATCGATAACCTAGGGCAGGGGGCAACGACAACCTACTTCCATAATCTTTCCTTCGACGGCATCTTTATCATTGACTACATTATGAAGAATGGCTGGAAGTGGGTTGACGGCAAGCCGGGGGAGATGGAGTTTTCAACTCTCATCGATAAGATGGGTAAGTTTTACACCATCACCATTAATGTGCACGGTGTTGTTACCGAGATCCGTGATTCGCTCAAGAAGATTCCCATGCCGGTTGCTGCGATCGCAAAGGCCTTCGATCTGCCTGAGCCCAAGGGAGAGATCGATTACGACAAACCCCGCCCGGTCGGCTACATTCCCACTGAAGAGGAGTGGGACTATTTGCGTCGTGACGTCGAGATCGTGGCCAGAGCGCTCGCCGAGCAGCTTTCTCATGGCATGACGAACCTTACCGTAGGTAGTGACGCCATGGCTGAGTTCAAGAAGGTCTACGGCGGGCAGGCAGCGTTCACGAAGTCTTTCCCCGTTCTCCCCGCCAGCTTAGATCAGGAGATCAGACAGGCGTATCGCGGCGGCTTCACGTACGCCGATCCTCGCTTTTCCCGGCGTATCGTGGGCGCGGGCGACGTGTATGACGTGAATTCATTGTACCCATACGTCATGCATGAAGACCTCCTGCCCTTTGGCAAGCCGAATATCGTTGATTATATTCCCGATGACGGCCTGTTCATTACTTCCGTGACGGTGACCGCGAAGCTGAAGGAAGATCACATCCCCTGCATTCAGATCAAGCGTTCTCGGTTCTTTAACGGGGCAGAGTATGTGAAGGCCATTGATGAGCCGACGACACTGACGTGCACGTCGGTTGATCTTGACTTGTGGTCGAAGCATTATGACTTGAATATTATCACCTGCAACGGTACATTCACTTTTGATAGTGAGCGCGGGATGATCGCTGATTATATTGATAAATGGATGGAAGTGAAGGCCAATTCGACCGGCGGCAAGCGAACGATCGCTAAATTAATGCTGAATTCACTTTATGGAAAATTCGCTAAGAACACGAACACGACCGGGAAGAAGCCCATCCTCGACGGCGATCACGTCAAGCTGGTCAGCGGCTCCGCGGACAGCGCCGACCCCGTCTACACCCCTGTGGGCTGCTTCGTGACCGCATGGGCACGCCACCACACCGTTACTTCGGCGCAGCTCAATTATGATCGCTTTCTATATGCTGACACTGATTCGTTACATCTTCTGGGGACGGAGAAGCCGAATCAGATCACCGTGCATCCGACGAACATTGGAGCTTGGAAGCATGAGGCCACGTTCTCACGGGCGATCTTCGTGCGCGCTAAACAGTATTGTGAGGTGATCGACGGCGTTCCGGAAACGCACATTGCTGGGCTACCTAAATATCTTGCGGCGCAGATCACACCCGAAGATTTACTTGAAGATCAACGATGGTATGGTAAACTCATGCCTACAAAGGTTCCAGGAGGAGTAGTCCTGAAGCCAACCTCATTTACATTCGCCGCATAAGGAGAATATCATGGCAAAGAAGAACATCACCGTCAGCATTGACCGCAAGCTCGATGAGTTCATCGAAGAGAAGCAGTGGGACCTGCGCCTCAAGCGCCCCCTTCTGCTTCGTAAGATTCTTGAAGACTGGGCGGTTGAGCATGGTTACAAGGCCCCGGAGTCTGGCGACGAGTGACTAGGGCTGCCCGGGTACCACGGATTGAATGCCGCCGGGCACCGCATTCGATTGGTAGTCGGCTGTTGCCGTAGCCAGAATTTCCGGTTAGCTGGTAGGGTAGGGGCGTAGAGCTCCTACCCTACCTTTATGGAGAAGTAAAATGGACTTCAATTCTCTTGTAGATATGCTTCAGAATCCGCCAGAAGACGGCCTTCCGGCCACTATTTACGATGATCTGCGCGGTGCTTACGATGAGGTGAGTAGCGGGTTTGATTCGGCGAAGACTAAGATCGAGGAGATGACATCGCAGAATGGCGAGCTGAATGATCTCGTTAATTCGCTGAAGAGCAAGAACTATGATCTTCTGACTGCGGTATCGGATGGCGGTTCTACTGCTGAGTCCGGCGATTCCGATAATGTTGACGACTATCAGGATGATGGTTCGATCGACGCTTATTTCCAGAACCAGGGCAATGACAAGGAGAAGAACTAATGCAGCCCACAGGTAAGATTCGCGGGATCGATAATATTGAGGCGCTGAACCGCATTCGTAATGACGCGTCCGCCGACTATCAGAGGCGCGTCCCGGAGGCGACCAAGGGCAATATTTCTGCGACGCTCCGCAGCCTCATGTCCTACACGCCGTCCTACAATGAGTTCTGTGACGCGCTCGTCAATCGGATCGGCACGTACATTCTCCGTGACATCACGTGGAACAACCCTCTCGCGATCTTCAAGCGCGGCATGCTCGAGTTCGGTGACACGATCGAAGAGGTGCAGCAGGGCCTCATCGAGTCCTACCTGTACTCCGGCGACCGTGACTACATGGAGAAGGATCTGTTCGCGGCCCGTAAGCCCAACGTCGCTTCCCAGTTCCATACGGTGAACCGGCGCGAGTACTACAAGATCACGGTGAACCGTGATCAAGTGCGCCGCGCCTTCCTGGATGAGTCCGGCCTGCAGCAGTATCTGCAGCAGATCCTTGCGGTACCGACCACGTCGGACCAGTGGGATGAGTTCCTGCAGACTACGTCGCTGTTCGCCGAGTACGAGGCCAATGGTGGATTCTGGCACGCTAAGGTCCCGAACCTGCGCACTCTTGCCGCCACTGAGGCGGATTCGAAGGCCTTCATCAAGAAGACGCAGGCGCTCGCCGGCAATCTTCAGTTCATCAGCCGCAAGTACAATGCGGCGCACATGGAGACGTTCGCCAAGCCCGAGGATCTGGTGCTGGTCACAACCCCCGAGGTGATGGCGAACATCGGTGTTGAGGCGTGGTCCGCCGCCTTCAACCAAGAGTTCAGCCAGCTGAACGGGCGTATCGTCACCATTCCGGAAGAGTACTTCGGGATGGAGAAGACGCAGGCCATTCTGACGACGAAGGATTTCTTCGTCATCGCGGACAACCTGCTTGAGAACCAGTCTCAGCCGAACGCGATTTCGCTGGGTACGAACTACTTCCTGCACCACTGGGAGGTGATCAGTGCCTCGCTGTTCGTGCCTGCCGTCGCCTTGTGGACCGGTGATGACGATTCTACGATCACGATCAAGCCGAGCGAGCTGAAGCTGACGATCGAGAAGGCGGCCCACGCCGATACTGGCGCCCCGGTTTCTACGACGGCGAAGGCACTGCCGGGCGAGAACATTGAGATTGTCCACAAGGTTGCCGGGAAGAACACCTACGACTATGAGTTCGGCGTTGCCTTCTCGGTGACTGGGGCGAAGAGTCAGCGCACTCGCATCACGAATGAGGGTGTGCTCAAGGTGGGTCTGGATGAGACGGCGGAGACGCTCACGGTCGTGGGCTCGATCACGTATATCGATCCGACGACTCACAAGCGGATTACTCAGACACCGGTGACCACGCAGGTTTCGGTGGATGCCTCCAAGGCCGTGAAGGTCTGGCCCAAGGAGTAATCCTCCTTTCCTTGAATACCACGGCCGTCGTTACGACGGCCGTGGTATTCTTCTTTCATGACTTCATATCAGCCTCCTGAAGATATTGGGGATTTCGGATACGATTTTAATTACGCCGTGTGGACTCCGGGCACCACGGTTGTTCTTTCGCGCGTGAAATGGGATTCCACGTACCGCGATATTGTGTGGTTCGACGACTACGACAAGGCGTGGAACTATCATGACGAGAAGGGCATTAAGCTTGTCGTCAACGGGTTGACGTACTGTGCTCAAGGACAGCCTATAAGGCTTGATATTCCCTTCAGCCAGGCGAATGAGTACAATTACATGTGTGTGAGGAATGCTGCTGATTCGGTGAATTCCCGTAACACATTCTACTACTTCATCACGTCCGTAGAGTACGTTGCGCCACACACGACCGAGTTCACCGTACAGCTCGACGTCTGGCAGACCTACATGCACGAAATCAAATTCGGCATGTGCTACGTCGAGCGCGGGCACATCGGCATCGCCGCCCAAGACAAATGGGAGAACTACGGGCGTAAGTACCTCACCGTCCCCGAAGGCCTCGACACCGGTGGCGAGTACGTCATCTCTGAAGTGTGGCGCCATGACATGGCCTCCGTCGAGCATATCGACGGTAACGTCGATTCCGCCAACTATGACATCATCGTCACTTCTGCTATCGACTTACTCGTCGATTACGGCACCGAGGATGACCCCCACTTCCAGACGGCGAAAGGATCGCTCGCCGGAGGCATGGCGAACGCGACGTGCGTGTACGCCATGGACATCGGTAACTTCCGCAGCCTCGCCGAAGCCCTCTCCAACTGCCCGTGGGTGAGCCAGGGTGTGCAGACCATCACCGCCATCCCGAAAGGGATTATTAACTTCGACGGGCTGACGAGTGCGAAGACGCCGGACACTTCCGGTTATGAAGAGGACAAGAAGCGGCGCACCAAGAAGCAGGGTGCGACCGTCTACCCGATCACCACCGGCTTCGGCTCTGAGGGGATCAACAACAATCAGACGATCGATCTTGCGCCCGGATTCCGCAAGGAGGACAACATTCCTGAGCGGTACCGCATGCTCTGGAAGCTCTACACCTACCCGTACATGGTCTATGAGGTGACCATGTTCAACGGTGCCCCGCTCCTGGTGCGCCCCGAATGCGTGTGGGACACGAGTTTGAAGGTGACCATGTGGGCGCATGTTGTGCCACCGGGGCCGCGCATCATGTTCACTGTCAATGGCTACAATCAGAACAATACCGGCGACGGCAACAACGCGTACTCCGAGCACTTCGACGCCATGACCGGGATCAGCGCTTTGCCGACGTTCGCGCTGACGAACAATGGGTACCTGCAGTACATGGCGGGCAATGCGCACTCGATCCACTACCAGTACCAGAGTGCTGATTGGGCTCAGCAGAAGGCGATCCGGGGTGCGGACACGTCCTACACGCAGGCTCAGGCGTCTATGATGCAGGCGAATCAAGCGACCGACCTCACCAACGCCTACTCGCGGCAGGGCGCTGAGTACAACGCCAACATGCGCCTGTTGGGCGGCTCGTTGAATACCGGCGCGAGTGCGATCGGTCAGCTCGCCGGCGGAAACATTGGCGGGGCGCTGAGTTCGGCGCTGATGGGCGGCATCAATAATGGTATGGCCTATGGGATGGCGATGGAGAACAACCGCCGCGAGATCGAGGCCCGCAGTGCCATGACCGGCCTGAACAATTCGTACGCGAAGTTCAATGCGGACACGAATCTAGCGATGGCGAAGTTCGCCGCCAACGGCGATTACGCGAACGCTATTGCGGGCATCAATGCCAAGGTGCAGGACTCGCGGATGATTGCTCCGACAACGTCGGGCGGTGTTGGCGGCGATGCCTTCAACCTTGCTACCTATGGGTGGCGGCTTGTGTGCCGTCAGCGTCGCATTGATGATGGCACGTTGACGCGCATCGGTGAGTTCTGGCTGCGCTACGGGTATGCGATGAATATTCCGACGAAGGTTCCCAAGAATCTTCAGTGCATGACCAACTTCACGTACTGGAAGATGCAGGAAACCTACCTGTATTCAACAACGTGCCCCGAAGGTTTCCGGCAGTCTATTCGCGGCATTTTCGAGAAGGGCGTGACTGTGTGGTCTGATCCGGATAGGATTGGGAAAACCGATTTCGCAGACAACGAGCCCCTACCCGGCGTCAACATCAATATGGAGTGGTGATCATGAAGCGTGAGGATTACGTGAACAGTCAGATATACCGTCCTTTCGCTGAGGGCGGCTCGATGCGGGCGAACCCCGCCCAGAATCGTGAAGATCATCTGTTCCGCATGTACGTGCGGATCATCAGTGAATTGTGCTCCAACCGGTTCAATTGGCAGGGGCTTCCGGAGACGATCGACGCGAGGTATCTGGAAGTTACGCTCATGCACGATGCGCTGGCCGTGTTCTATTACGACCAGGAATTCGCAAGGTTCATGGCGTTGCGCGCCACGGGGCTCGGGCAGCTGAATATGTACAACAACCCGACCGAGTTCGTGGTTTATGGAAATCAAGTCTATTCGAAGACGCTGGACGCCAAGAGCTGCGTCCCCATTTGGGCCAACTACATGCGCTGCCCGGACTGGGATGTGATCGACACTTACGCGCAGCGTCTTGCGGCCTTTGACCGCACCCTTGAGATCAACATGCTGAATGCGCGCCACCCCATCGTGTTCGCCGTCAACAACAACGAGTACCACACCTTCGTGCAGGCCTACAACAAGGTTGTCGAGGGGCAGCCCGTCATTTTCGCGACCGAAACCATGAACCGCGATTCGCTGGCCGACAAAGTCGCCATGTTCGATACGGGGTACAAGCCTCACCAGATTCAGGACGTCATGGAGGCCAAGGTCAAGACCTGGAACGAGTGCATGACGCTACTGGGCATCATGAACGTGAACTCTGAGAAGCGTGAGCGCATGGTTGTTGAGGAAGCCAGCGGCAGCTCGGGGCAGGTGCTTGGGATGCGGGCGGTGGCGTTGAATGCGCGGCGCGCAGCGTGCGATCAGATCAACCGCATGTTCAAGCTTGATGTCCATGTCGAGTGGAATCTTGACCAGACGTCGGAGCCTGGGGAGGACCCGATGGAGATGATGGCGATGCAGGCCGCTATGGGCGGGCTGGGGAGCACTGACCTTGAAGCCATGAACCCTCATAGCGATAAGGAGACCGCTAATGCCTGACTTCACTATAGAACTGCGCGAAGTTGTTGCGCGGCACGGCACCAATTCATTGGGGTTGGATTCATACCCGATTTTCGATGAGGCGTACCGTGATATTCTGAACCAGAAGATCATCGATCATTTCTGGTACAACGAGATTTCGCATGAGACTGTGGACATGTGGATACGGCAGATGCGCACCAAGATGCAGGAGATCATGCCGTACTACAACAAGCTGTATGAGGCGGAGCTCATCAAGATCGACCCGCTGTCCACACAGGATGTCTCCTCAACGTCGGCGAGTGAGCAGGATTCGAGTTCTCGTAGTGAGCATAGTGACAGCGGAGAAACCACGTCGAAAACGGTGTCGAAGAGTGACGCGAAGTCGAGGACGGTGCAGTCGCAACTTCCTCAGGTGCGCTTGTCGGGCGACAAGGATTATGCGACGGCGGCCAGCGACGTGAGTAGCGATAGTGGGGGTGTGAACGATACGGACGGTTCGACGGCGTCGCGCGGGTCGGGGGAGTCGTCTTCTCGCGGTTCGCAGTCGTCCAAAACGCGGTCGAAAGGCTATACTGGGCATACGGCTCAGCTTATTGCGGCGTGGCGTGACACGTTTATCAATGTTGATCTCATGATCATCGTTGAATTGCAGGAAATGTTCATGGGGATTAGGAGTACGAATGACAGTTTCACTGGAAGGTCGGCCGCATTCCGGCCCTGGTCAATTTATTGAGGATGAGTATCTTCTTATTCCACCCGATTATCGTCTGAGCAACTCTATTCCTTTTACCTACAGGGACGGGTACACATACCTGCAGATGATGGAAGAGATGCGCAGGTGGGTTGACGATGGGCTGAAGACAGCGCTCAGCAATGCACTCGAGTCGCTTGCGGGAGATTACAACCAGAAAGTTCATGCTCTCATTATTGATCTCAATAAGGAGATGGAGAACTACAAGGCGCTGCCGCCGCAAGTGCGACAGATGCTGCGCGACGCCATTGCGAAGTATGATGATGAGTTCAAGATCTTCAAGAATTCATTGGAGGAGTATCTTGATCGTCGCATCAATCGTGATCACATTGAGGTAACGAACTGGCTGCGTGGCGGGCCCTCCACTCTGGAGGAATTGCTCTTCGACATGCACAACCGGTATACAGTCAATGGGTTACTGGCGGAGGATTTCTCCCGCATGGCCGCAACCTGCAAGGAGATTGACGACCTGCCGATGAGTATTTCCGAGATGGAGACCAACGGTAAGGTGTTCATCAGAGAATTCGATCGCGACTATATTTTCTCGCCGATTACCGGGAATCGCATGAACATGAGGGATGCCCTGTATGAGGTTGTGGAAATGATGAAAACCGGTAGTGGTAACATGGTGTCGTGGACTGTGGACTACTTCGAGACGCCATCACTGCAGGACATTGAAAACCGATTCGTGCCAGCGTAAGGAGAGAAAATAATGCCGGCAACAAACAGGACCAAGAATTTCCAGCTCCCGATCTACCAGGCGAGTGACCATTTCTCCGTACTCGGGGATATGAACAGTGCCATGAACATGATCGATGAGAAGCTGGGAGAGGCGACCGTCCAGGCGACGGCGGCGGCGCGCGATGCCACTAGTGCACTGGCGGCCGCCAACGATGCGTCCGACAACACCCATATCGCCAAAGAGTCGGCACAGTCGGCGCTGTCCGTGTCCGCCAACGCCAAGGGCGATGCGCAGCGGGCGCAGACGATGGCCGAGGAAGCCAAGACGAAGTCCGACAAGGCCGTCGAGATGGCGACGGCGGCGTCCACTAACGCCACTGAGGCGAACCGGACGGCGGCGACAGCGACGGCGACGGCGAACGCGGCGTCGCAGACGGCGAACGCGGCGGCTGCGAGCGCGTCGAGTGCTGCCCAGTCGGCGAACGGGCTGGCCGCGGGTATTGCGGATGCGAAGGCAGCCGGTGACAAGGCTGCGGTGATGCGCACCCGGTACCAAGTGATCAAGTCTGGTGAGAACGACCGTATCCTTCGCAGCGCGAATGATTCTGAGAACACGACCGTTGTGTCGGGTACTGTGGAGCTGAATGCGGATGATGTGGTGACGGCGATTGCGCAGGCGCACCACAGTACTCAGGGGTCGAACGCGATTCACTGGTACTTGTTCATGGAGCGCCCAAGTGGTGCGACGTCATGGTTCGCCTGCTCCGGTTCGCAGGGACCGTTCGACGGTAGCTATGTGCATTCGCAGGTGGCGGGCTTGTTCAAGGCGGATGAGGGTGCGGGGCGCTACACGTTCTCGCTGCGGTTCAATGGGCCGACGAACAAGGACACAAAGGTGTTCATGCGAAACACGCGCATTGTGGTACACTGATCCTGCCGGGAGATGAGGTCACCCTCCAGCGCCACGGGTGGGCGCTGGAGGGTGTTTCATATGGAGTGTGAAGTATGGCTTTCGATGAAGTCCACAAGAAATGCATGATTGCTACACTCGCCACTGTTGAGGCGAGTAACGATTATTCTATTATTTCGGCCCCGGATACTCTTTCTCTCGGTATCGGGCAGTGGACGCAGGGTCGCGCCTATGATCTTCTCGCGCGCTTCAGTGGCGTGAGCTTCGGGGGCACTGTCGACGGGTGGATGGCGGAGGGCCGCGATTCGTGGACGATCGGGTCACGAAAGTATCAGTACCTGAGTGGTGCTGATCGGTCAGCTCTCAGCGATGCGTTGGACAGTGAGCAAGGGCATCGCATCCAGAACTCACAGATGCTCACCGACCTGGAGAATGAGTACATTCCCCGCTGCCAGGAGCTGGGGATGGACCCTGAGGGTGAGACTGAGGCGTGCATGCTGCTGATCGTGGTGATGCACCGGTGGGGGAATTATGCGTCGATCCTGGGGCGGCTGGCGCAGGGTGCGGGGACGCCTGCGACACTGGATTCGATGGCGGCGGCCATCAAGTATGAGGGTGAATGGTGGGCGGTCGGTCAGCGGTATGAGGTTGCGTACCGGATGATCGCGAATCTTGAGACGAACGGTGTGGAACTGTCTCCCGGAGAGTCAGGCACTGATATGTCCAAAAGTGCCGGAAAAGATGCAGGTAAGGTCTCCAAGAAAATCAAGTACGTCAAGCGCGACGGTAGTGGAGCGCTCAGCATCTATCTCGTTGACGGAACCATTGCTCGCGCTATGCCTAGTGGTGATGGTTACTGGGTGGCGTCGAAAGAGTCGCAGAAGGACGGGAAGAAGGGTGGATCTGGAGGCGGCGGCGGTGGCGGCGGTGGTGGCGGCGGTGGTGGCGATCTTCATGCTCTCACTGAGCTCGCCATAAACAGTATCGGCAAGTTCGAGTACCACCAGTGGTATGAGGCGCGCCTGCACCCCGATCAGACGGGTGTAACGGACTGCAGTGGTTTCGTGTGGTGGCTGTACAACACGTGCCTGGGCATGGATATTGGCGCTGGCGGTACTGCGGAGATGATCGATTCGTATGGGTGGGTTGTTGCTGAAGGTGGTGGCGCTTTCGATGCGTATGATCAGATTCGTGAGGGTGATCTGATCGTATGTCGGTGGTATTCTGGTGGCGGTCACGTTGAGTACTGCACTGGCGGTGAGAATGGGGAGACTATTGGGGCGCGCGGTCCTGATGGGCATTCTGAGCCGCATTGGGGGAATGCATCCATGTTCTCCGGGTGCTATTGGAAGCTGAAGCGTTATGTCTAAGAGGAAATTTTCTTATTACGATTTCGGGCGCGTGCTCTCATATAATGCTGTCATCAATATGATTATGGGGGCACGCGGTCTCGGAAAAACGTACGGCGCTAAGAAGATTGTCATCAAGAATGCGATCGAACACGGTGAAGAATTCATCTACTTAAGGCGCTACAAACCCGAGCTGAAGAACCGAGATAATTTTTTCTCGGACATCGCCCACGAATTCCCGGGTTACGAATTCAGAGTGAACGGCCCGCGTGCAGAGTATCGCCTAGAAGGTGACGATAAATGGAAGACCATGGGGTACTTCCAGGCACTCAGCATTGCCGGGCACGTGAAGTCCGTAGCCTTCCCACTCGTCACAACAATCATTTACGATGAGTTCATCATCGAGCAGGGGGTGACACGGTTCCTTCCCGATGAGGTCACGAAATTCCTGGACTTCTACAGCACCGTGGACCGGTACCAGGATAAGACGCGCGTCTTCATGCTCTCCAACGCGGTGACCATCATGAACCCGTACTTCGCGGCGTGGGGCGTTACGCCGGAGAGGGAGCTGACTCGTTTCGGTGATGGCTTCGTTGTGGCTCATTTCGTTGATTCTGAGAAGTTCGCCCGTGAAGTGATGAACACACGCTTCGGCAGGTTCATCAAGGACTTCTCGGGCACCTACGCCGATTATGCTGTGCAGAACGACTTCCGTGATAATGATGGCAGGCTCGTCGCCAAGAAGGATTCAAAGGCGCAATATGATTTCAGCATTCGCTGCTCGTCGGGCGCTTTCTCCGTCTGGGTGGGGCAGAGCGCCGTGTTCTTCCAGCGGCGACTACCGAAAAAGGTGGGTATAATGTACACCATCACGGATGACGTACGGGAAGGGGAGATCGGGTTGGTGCGCAACGATAAGATCTGTCAGTGGCTTCGCCGTAAGTACCGTGCGGGGCGGCTATTTTTTGATTCTCCACAGTCTCGTAACGGTTTCCAGGAACTTTTTCTATGAAATTTATTATCGACATAAGCGTCATCACGTCATGGTTCGGGCTCATTCTCGGAATCGGGAGCATATGGGCTTATATCCATCCGCAAATGAAAAGACTCTCCACTCTGCTCACCGACTGGCAGGGAACGGAGGAGCGTCCGGGGGTTCCCCGGAGACCAGGCGTCATGGAGCGCCTAAGTAATATCGAAAACCGAGTTGACGAAATCAGCTCAATCACGAAGGAGAAGAAATGAAAGAGCTTGATCCAGCTCTCAGGTCCGCAATCTACAAGATCGGCATCGTCATCGGCGGTCTCCTCGTCGTCAAGGGATACATCACCTCCGACGTCTCGGACGCGCTCGGGGCGCTCTTCGCCGCCGTCCTCGCCGTCGCCGACGCCAACGTCCCCAAGGATGAGGGCTGATGAGTCTCGGGAGTATCGCATACGCGATCACCCAGAACGATTGCATCGGCTACAGCCAGCCAGAACGGCAGACGATCTACTCGCTCAGCGGCCCGAGCGACACGAGCCACTACGTGAACGTTGACTGCAGTGAGATGATCTGCGCCATCTTCGAGTGGTACGGCGACCCCGTCTTCACTCGAGATGTGTGGACCGGTAGCTTGCGCCAGCAGGCTGCAGAGTCCGGAAAATTCGATATCTGGGAGTGGGACGAAGACTACGTGCCAACCGATGGGGACATCCTCCTCACCGACGGGCACGTGTGCATGATCGGCATGGGGCTGATCTGCGAGGCGTGGATCGCTGAGGATGGGTCGATCGACGGCTACGCCGGAGACTCGACCGGAAATGAGGTGCACGCCTGGAACTACTGGGGGCACCCCTACACGCAGACCGGGAAATGGTACTGGGTGATCCGGTACCGCAACGGAGACAACTACAACTACGAAAACGGAGATGATTTAGAAATGGCATCCAGCAATGAGCTGCTCGAAGAGATCGCGTCCCTGCTGCGCAGCGGCAAAGAGGGTGAGCACTACGCGGGGGACATCAATTGGTACCTGAAGGCGATCTGGGAGGAGACGAAGGCGACGCACGCCCTCGTTGAGGAGATCGCCGACCGGCTGCGCCCGGGTGAGGCCGGTAAGCGGTACGCGGGCACTGTGATCGGGTATCTAGCGGCCCTGTTGACTCAGAAAAACAACGAGAACAAGTAATCATTGAAGTGAGGTGAACGAGCGTGTCGCTCGCATTTCTGAAGGGGCGCCTCACGTCGGCGTCCGGGGAGGATGCGAGCGGCACGCTCGTCATCTCTCCCGATCCGCGTGTCGTGATGACACCCGACGGCATTGTCGTCGAGCCCGTCGTCTGCGAGGTCAGCGGCCGTTTCACGGTGCCCGTCTACGCGCCGGATGAGGGGACGAACCCGCCGGGGCCCTGGACCTACCATATTCTGCTGACCCGCGGCACGAATGCCGTGAAAATTCCTGTTATCGACATGCACACCATTATCCAGCCGGGGGAGAATCAGATGGCCGAGCTTGTTTCCCACACGCCCATCTCGCCAACGCACGTGACCCAGATCGAGCAAGAGGTAAGCCGCATCCGCGACGTCGCCACGCGCACGCAGCGGCTGATCGAGGAGGGGCGAGTGAAGGGTCCGCGCGGCGACGTCGGGCCAAAGGGTGATCCTGGTCCTGAAGGGCCTGAAGGGCCGGAAGGTAAGCGCGGTCTTCGTGGGCATACAGGTGCTCGGGGTGAGCAGGGTATTCCGGGGGTGCGCGGTGAGCGCGGTGAGAAGGGTGAGCCAGGTACGCAGGGTCGGCCTGGGTTGAAGGGTGATAAGGGTGATAGGGGTGAGATGGGGCCTCAGGGTCGCCCGGGACTCAGTGGTGCTCAGGGCTTGAAGGGTGACCAGGGGCCGAAGGGTGATCCTGGTCCTCGTGGTGAGAAGGGTGAGCGTGGTCCTCAAGGTTTGCCGGGCATGAAGGGTGCCGACGGCGTGGGTATCAGCAAGGCCGAGCAGGACATGATCAAGACGCTGCCCTCATTGGTGAATAAGATCGAGGGTCACCTTGCCATTTCAACTAAGCTGATGAGGTTTGAATCAAACTTCGCCATGTGGACGGGTTCGTCAGGTATTGATCGCGCCAACGGCACGCTTTATTTGAAGACTAAAAGCTCAACTTCGTTTAGTTCGCCATTCAATCAAATACTATGCCCCGTATGGGTTATAGAAGCGGAGTGCGAAACCATCAATATTACTGATAATGGTGAGCTATCAATGGGTCTGTGGTTCGACCGCGGAAACGATAACCCGCCACTTACCCCAGTCATCACCTTTAATAGGACTATTCAAGGGGTTGTTGGCGGCGTTCTATTGGTGCCGCAAATCTTCGACAAGCCTGTTAATAACATGAAGCTCTACATCAAGCATTCAGGCAATGTGGATGGGCGAATTAGGTCAGTGACCCTCTACCGGGGGATCCAGACCACGCTAGGAATCGCTTCGTGCGGACGCCGTTGCACGGAGCGCGCCGCCGGCCCCCCCCCCCGGCGGGGGGGGGGGGGGGGGGGGGGATTCTGTCTCGCTCAGAGGGCAGAGAGCGCCGCCTGGTAGGCGTCCTCCACACTGACCTTGCGACCATCAATGCGGTAGACAGTCATCTCCGGGTGGCGGAACACCTGGAGCTTGAAGTCTTTACCTTTCACCTCCGTCACGTAATGACCAAGGAATGACCGATGAATCACCGGGACCTTATGGATCCCGGCGATAACCTGAACGAGATCTGAAAGGGTGTGGGCGTTGTCGTTCATTTGAACTACCTCCTGGTTGGTTGGGGTGAATGGAATTGTGGTTGCACTCTACCATAGGGAGTAGGCCTACACCAGATCGCAGCCCTTCAACCCCATGCGACGAAGGGTCACTAGTTCACGCTCAAGAGCGCGCGCCGCATGCTCGCACTTCGCCAACTGAACCACCTGCTCATACGTAACGGGAACGCCGTTAGCGGTGAACGACCGACGTGAACACACCACCATCACAGGAGACGACAACGAAGCCCACAGCACCCAGCGACCACGACGAAACTTAAACGGCTTCAACTCCGCCCACACCTGCTTTACGTCCATGTCTTCCTTCCCGGAACGGACCATCCGCCCCTCTGAACATGAAATAAGAATAGCAGCAATGAAGATGAAGAACAATGCAAAGTAGAGTGATGTGAAACACACAGAGCAAGATGTGACCCAACGCACGTACAGTGAACGTGACAGACACCACGTCACAAAACGATCACAACCCTTGACACACAGGATGTTCAGAAATGGGGAAAGGGGGGAGGGAAATGAACTGAATACCACTACCC